ATTATTTTGGAATCCGGCAGCTTTACCTCTGGCTATTTCCATATTACCTGCAGCGCTCCAGGCTTTATTCTCAAAGGCACCATCTCTAATTCTACCTAATTCTGCCAGGTGTTTTTCATAAGTGATGTCATATTTTTTTAATTTTTCTGCTCTGAGTCTTCCAATGTATTGAGCCACCAAAGGATACAATGAAGGGTTCTGAAGTCTACTTGCACTGACATAGGCATTGTCTGGTTTATAACCTGCAGCAATAGCACATTCAGAATCTGTCTTCTTGCCTTCTTCTGTTACAATTAAATTTGCAAACTTAATTTGCTTTTCAGTTAGTCTTTTTGGTACTCCCATACTTGCAATATAATTTATTTTTGGTATATGTTCAAGTGATGGTATCAGGAAAGCTATTAAGACAGGCCCTAGACAAGTTTATGAAATCGCCAGTAGCACAAGAGGCAAGAGTACAGGTGTGTTTACCCGACGGGAAATATTACGACATCAAGGACATAAAATTAATGGAAAACAAAATACTTGGAGTCCGAGAAACACATAGACTGGTGATGACTTTGTATTCATCTAAATGGAATATGGGTGAAGTAATTAAGAAAATTTAGTTAACTTAAATGCTCCGGACTTAACCTGAAAAATGATTAAGGGAGAGACTAAATTTTGGCATGAAATTAAAGCGTTCAACATTAAAAATAATTGCAAATTATCATTTACACGCTTGGAAAATAGTGCTGCACATGGCACTCCTGATCTATTGGTTTATAATACTTTTGGTCACTTTTTCACTATAGAATTAAAGTTAAATTTGGTTAAAAAAATTCGGTTTTCACCACACCAAATTGCCTTCCATATTAAGCATCCACACAACAGTTTCATCATGGCCAAGGGCCTCTGTCAGANAGACATAAAACTTTATGAGGGAAGGTNTATANAAGATTTAATTAAGGGGAAGGCAGATCCGTGTGCCACGGGTATGGAGTCAAGCTTTAAATTTCTACAAAACGTTTAGCGTCCTACATATTATAGGACTAAAGTCAACGGACAAAGTGTCGCGGCTCGAGAGGAGAGCTTGTGGGCGGGACCCGCCCGGGGGAGGAAAAAATGTTTCACGTGAAACGTGAACCTTGACCTGTTGGCTTGTGGCCTGTGGACGTCGCCTGCGGACTGTGGTGCGTGCTTGTGGGCGGGACCCACCCTTTTTATTTTTTTATTTAAGCTTGAGGGCTGGAGGAATACGTCCAGCCCTCTTGCTATTCCTGTTCAGGAATTTTTTACACTTGTTGACGTAGGCTTTAGACAGAAGCCGGTGATCGTAAACAAAATAATTAAATAGATTGTTATGTTTGGATCTAATGCTTGCCATAACTAATATTTTTAATTTTTGGGTTCCAGCATTTTCTACAGTCTAGACACTGCCCGCCCTGCTGCGGTGCTGGACACGTGGCCTTCTTTGTGACTACGGTTGAAGTATTGGGCCAGCTTTCAATTGGTCCCTGGTTCACCATTGGTGAAGATAATCTAATTGTTAAATTGTCAGGCTTATGTTTTAAATATTTTTTCACCCATGCTTCTTTGGTTGGCATCCAATGCATTCTCGACGGCGTCAACCTACAAACGGCGAAAATTTTTTGGAGGTGCTCCAGGTCCTGGACGTCTCCTGAATCGTGCCATCTAAAAACATCGGGTTTTTTAGAATTGATCAATAGTGCCATGGCCTCGACCCATCGCGGGTGCTTAATAGCTGCCAGCCTTCTATACTGTGCATCTTGAACAACTTTGAAAACGTAACAACCTTTTAAAGCATAGCAATCATTGCAAACGCTGCCTTCTTTGTTTTGTAACTTGCCGCCGGTGTTGCATTCTTTGGCGGGTATACCAATGGACCATCCGGGCATCTTGCCGGGCTTGCTTAAGCCTCCAACTAATAACCAGGCCTGGGCCGTGTTCATTGGTCTACCAGCTGGCCAGCCGTCAGGCTTGCAACTTTTTTCAATTGTTGGACATTTTAATATTTCTTTCATGAGTCTAATATAGGTTATTGTAGGATATTGTCAACAGTTAAAATTTTTTATTTTCAGAGAAGAGCGTGTGGGCGGGACCCACCCCGTGACTTGTTGCTTGTGATTAGTGCTTGTGGGCGGGACCCACCCATATTTTTTTTTTTGAAAAAAAACGGATCAGTGCTGATCCCAGGTTACACTAGAACTACTTCAGATTTAGGTGGCAAACAACCCAGACCTCTCGACCCTTTGTAGACCTCATTGAAGACTAGTCAAGTCTCTAATGTAACCAGGGATCAGCCAACGTCATAGCTGATTTAAGATAACGTTGACTGATCCTTTGACCAATTGTCGTTGCACGATCGTCGTACGAGATGGCATCTTTCTCACCTTAACCACCAACGATTGGCATCCGTATACTGATCCCAGGTCTATTAAGCCGTGTACACTTGACCTATAGTTTCCATCGGTCGTTGCCAATAGACCTGGGATCAGCACCCAGGAAAGACGGCCAACGTAAAGTAGCGGTGTGATCCTGGATCTGATCTTTGAGGGTTTCCCAATTTTAAGTGTAGTACAACCCCACAATCGAACACTCGATCCAGGGTGATGATTTGGGTACCCCCTGGATCTATGTTTTTTATTTCACCAAACCAGAATAAAAAACATAAAATCAACTTAACAGAATATCCTATATACTCAAGGACAATATTGTCGCACCTAATTTAGAACCATTCTAAAGTAGAGAAGAGCATGTGGGCGGGTCCCACCCATATAAAAAAATAAAACTGCGACGTTTTGGCTCTTTACAATTATCCTATAATAACCTATAAACAAATCAGTTGTAATAATAACTAAAAACAGAAAGGAATACATTATGCAACCATTAAGAAAAGACCACGTTGATAGGTGGAGTGAGTTTGTACGAGATGAATTCGGAATTGCTTTTAATAGAGCAGAAGAAGAAATCGAAGTACAAGCGCAAGAAAAAGTTGAGGAAGTTGGTAAAGATTTTGCCAAAGAACTTAAACTTAATCTTAAAATAAAAGAGTTGGATAAAAACGTAAATGCGTTGAGAGATTTTCAAGATAAGAAACAATCTATGGAAAATGATTTACGTTATAAAGCTCAAAAAATCGCTGATGAAATTTCAGAGATTTATAACAATAGTAAAAAAAGACGTAAATGGGATATGAATAACATCTCTATTGATATTAAAGATGACAACGATCCTGTTGAATACATAACAAAGCGAATTAAAAAAGCTTGTTATGAAGAAGCAAAACGTCATTTTACAGCGAAGCATAAGTTGTATCATGCTTTAGATCAAAAACGTAAAAAGTGTTTGAATATACTTTATACAGGTAGCCATATTCAACCGACTTTGAGCGAGTTATCTAAAGAAATGAAAACCGCTAACATTCAATTAGATTTACCTAATTCATTGTTAGCTTTACCAAGTAAATAATTATGGATCAGATTATAACATTATTATTTATTGGTTATGGAATAGGTTTTATTATTATTGCTTACTTTGGAATTACTGGAGTAAATGAGATAATAGAATTTAAAAATAGACAACACCGACTTTCAAAAAGTTTTGAAAGAAATAAAAAACAAATGGAGTTTGATTTTGATAAATAAATAATAAACAGGTGGCGCGAGAAATAAACACACTCGCGCCACACTAGAAAATTATAGAGAAGAGCTTGTGGGCGGGGCCCACCCAAGAAAAAAAATAAATTAATTTGGCACAAATCCGAAAAAAAATCACATATACTTATGAGGGCGATCAGGTTCCCGATTAACTGGTCGTCCTCCAGGGTGCGACAATTATGTCCTTTAATTTATAGGATAAAAATTGTAAGCTTCATTATTAACTTAACGAAAGGAATACAATGTCACTATTAGTACACTACCAAAACCTAAAGCACTTTGATGCAGATAAAGATCAGTGGTTAGGTGAAAAAGGTCAAAATGCAATTGACCTAAAAAAACAAGCCGACACTTTGGGTTGGTTGATGATGTCAATTGGTGTTTATGAGATCACAGAAAAAACTGTGGAAGAGATGCTCTTCAGAACTAAATTTTTAGATTTCTGTTGGGGTGGTCGATCTTACTTTGTTGGTGATCCGAGTAACACGGATCTTCGACAATTATTCAAAAACCATATTGGTTTAAGAATAGCTGTTACTAACGTTGGTTTTAGAAACATCAGCACGCGACATAAATTTATGGTCGCTCAATTAAATAATATTGAAGAAAGGATAATGAAACAAATAAATAAATAATTCGTTAAGAAATACCCTATGCAGAAATTGCATAGGGTATTATAGGATAGAGAAGAGCATGTGGGCGGGACCCACCCAGGCGCGCTTCGCGCGCTTTAAAAGGGGACCCTAAAGGAATTACTTTCTAACTTGCGTGATTTATTATTTATCGAATACCCCTTTGATTCATAGGGGTCCCAGACCTACCCTATAGTGTTTGATTTGCATAGTTAATCATGTATAATACTTTACCACCCATATTGAAATGTATGCTAACTGTTGAAGATATTAATAAAATAGAAGATCCTCTTGAGCGAAGAAAGCTCAAAATACAGATAATAGAACGTCATAAGAGAAAAGAACTTAAACAAGTCCGTACTAAATTTTTGCCTTTTGTGAAAAAGATGTGGCCAGATTTTATAGAGGGGTCCCATCACACCGAGATAGCAGACAAGTTTAATAAACTAGCAACCGGAGAATTGACCCGTCTAATTATAAACATGCCACCTAGGCATACTAAATCAGAATTTGCATCGTTCTTTCTTCCTGCATGGATGATTGGACAAAATCCAAAATTAAAAATAATTCAAGCAACTCACACAGCGGAGCTTGCTGTAAACTTTGGTCGTAAAACAAAACATTTAATTGACTCACAAGAATATCAAGATGTTTTTAAAACAAGACTCCAAGAAGATAGTAAAGCTGCAGGACGTTGGAATACATCTGATGGTGGTGAATATTTTGCAGTCGGTGTCCAAGGTGCGGTGACCGGGAGAGGTGCTGATCTACTCATCATTGATGACCCACATTCCGAGCAAGATGTAAACTCACCTTCAGCATTTGATAATGCATATGAGTGGTATACTAGTGGACCACGGCAAAGGCTTCAACCAGGAGGTCGTATTGTTTTAGTTATGACACGATGGAGTACAAAAGATTTAACTCAAAGATTGTTAAACGCACAAAGCAA